TTGGCAGCAAAGATACTTCAAGAGCCAATTAAAGTTTTTAAGATTGGTGTGGCCTTCGGAACGTATGCATTCGCCGCCATTGGTTCGACGATCGCGATAATGACCTACATCAATACAATAAAAACACAGAAAATCAATCGACACTTCCAAAAATCCACCGACTTCAAAATTTTTGTCGCCGAGTTAATTTCAAAAAACGACTCAGGCATAAAATATCAAAACCTCAATATCAATCGCTATTACAACGCCCTATTCCCTGACTCTACCGACGCTTTTTTTACACCTTCAGATTATTACAGAAACATCATAGATCGCATATCGGAACAAATCCACAAAACAAATTCCACATACGCCCCTGGAAACAACAAAATAATCGAAATTCACTTCCGCACCATGATCTCTCTTCTTGATGCATTGGGAATAACCATAGAGGAACCTACAGAGTATCTACTAATCACACTGGAACCAAAAATCTTCACATTCATAGATAATATCAACAAGCAGTTTACCAACCTCGAAATACATCTCCATGACATAGCAAGGGACTACTCACGTTATAAGTAACTGCTCATATCTAATATTGAATTTAACCACATCCTCACCAACCCAATTATTAATCTGCATAAATCTTGCTTGGATTGGCTCTAATTCGTTTTCTATCCACAGTTCTGTGGCCTCTCTAATAGACCCAAACCCACCTGCATTCTGGGGAACAATCCCCATCAATTGCGGGGGGATACGCAGGCTCGCCAGCACATCATCACGAGTCTGATTCTTGATCGAATTGAATTCGTCCTTGGCCGCTACCTCGCTGACAGGGATTAGCTGAATCCCATCCTTCTTGCCCGTTGGCGAGTAGACAAACAAATTCCGGAAATTCCCCGGCCCCTTGGATTCCTTCAGCGCCTTACGCAACGCATCAATATCCGCCTCAGTCTGCGCCGCATCCGTCATGTACAGAATGAACCCCGCATGGCTCCCGTTCTCATAATACTTACGCCGAAACAGCGTCGCCGACTCATTCAACAACGCCGACTGCAACGCACTGATCCACTCCGGCAGCCCATAAATCTCCTGATGCAAATCCGCCTCACGTAGATGAAAAATGCTCCCCGGCTCAAACGCGTGCTCGTCCTTCCACCCCTGCACCTGATAGAACTGCCCCTCCGGCCCGACCCGCATGTACTTCGCCAGCGACGGCACCAGTTGCCTGGTGCTGCCCAGCACCGAACGGCGCTTTTCCAGATAGCCATTGCCCAGGCACAGAAAATCCAGGGCGAACTGTTCAAAAGCCGCCCGGGACAACATCGGATGCGGGATAAAAGTTTTGCTCAACAGGTTGCGCTTGAACATCAACCCCGAATGCAAATGCACACTCGCCCCCACCGACCGAGCCAAGCCGTTAAGCGACAACGGCGGCTCATACCACCGCCCGTTAAACCAGCATTCCAAGTAATCGAACACCTCCCGACCACCCAACACCGGCGTCGGGTCACCGAAACTGAACACCTGGGTACCCGCACTGGCGGCGTCGAGGGTAGCCGACAGTAGCTCTTGGCTGGCAAGTTGTTTGGTCATGTGAAAATCTCCATTCGCCCGGTATTGGCAGCGGTCTGCCCTTCGAGCGGTTCGTTCTGCAATGCGTGAAAGAGCGCCCAAGCTAGGTCGGCATGACCGGTGCTGTCGTTGCGCCCTGCGGTATAGGTGAACTGCCGTCCACCTGCGGTGATGGTTTTGCGAATCGCCATGAGCGACTGGGCCATGTCGGTCCAGCCGGCGTCGAACTCCAGCCGGCCCTTGTGGATCACGTCGTAGGCCTTCAGCACCAGGCGGGTTTTCACCTCGGGCGAATAGCTGAAGGTGGTCACCGCCGGGAAGAACTGGCGCACCAGCTGGGCAACGCCACTGCCCAGGCCGGTGACATCGATACCGATGTAGGTGACCCAGTAGCGGTCGCACACGCCCTTGATGGCGGCGGCCTGGGCTGCGAAGTCCATGCCGCGAAATTGGTGGCGCTCGAGGACGCGGAATTTGCCGCCGGGCACCAGGGGCGGCGCGACCACCACCAGGCCCGAACAATCGCCCGTCTCGGCCGGGTCATAGCCGACCCATACCTGGCGGTCGCCGAACGGACGCATGGCGAAAGGTTTGTAGTCCTCGGCCCACTCCACCCAGCTATCGACCATGCAAGGCTGCAACACCGACAGCGGGAAGATGCTCGCGCCGTCATCGACGAACTCGCACATCAGCAGGTTGGCGAAGGCCTCGGGGCTGTACTCCCGGCGCAGCTCTTCGATGTCGAACAGATCGCACCCGCCCCGCTCGGCGTCGAGGATGGTGACGATCTGTCGCCACAGCCGGTCCTCACAGAATCGACCCTGCTGGAGCGCTCCGTGGGTCACATCGACTTTAGTGTGTTGCGCGGCAGGCTTGCCCTTGTTGAAGCGCTCGCCGGTCCAGAAGGTGTAGGCCTCGTGGGCCATGCTCGACGGCGTGGAGAAGTAGGTTTTACGCCACTTCTTGTGCATCGCCATGCCCGAGGCAACCTTGTTCAACTCCTCGAACTTGAACGTCCAGAAGAACTCGTCGAAGTAGAAATTGCCGTGATAGCCCTGGGCGGTGCGGGCGTTGGTCCCGAGGAAAAACAGCTCGGCGCCGTTGGGCAGCACAATCGGGTCACCGGTCAGCTCGACGCCGATGACTTCCCGGGCGAAGGCCTGGATGTAGCCACGGAACAGGTAGGCCTGGTTCTTCGAAGCCGACAGGAAAATCTGATTGCGACCGGTGTCCAGAGCGTCGACGAACGCCTCACGAGCGAAGTAGTACGTGGCGCCGATCTGGCGACTTTTGAGGATGACCCGGGTCCGCTGGTTGCCGGCTCGGTACCAGTCTTTCTGGTAGTCGAAACAGCCGTCGATGAACGCCTCGCGCAGCAGCTCGATCTGGTCTTCGCTGATGTCGTTCTTCGGTGACTTTTTCTTCGGCCCCTCGTTGCGCTTGGCGAGGTTCGGGTTGAGGTCGGTTTCGGTACCACCGCTTTGGTAACGCTGAATGCGGGCCTGGCGCTCAAGCTGCCGATGCAGCAGATCGATCTCCTTGAAATCGCCGCCGGTCTTGTTGTCCTTGAGGATCAACTGCACCAAGCGCGCCTCAAGGGCGCCGCCGATGCGTTCAACGTTGTCGGCCCGGTCCCACTTGTCGCGGGCCTTCCAGCTGTGTAGCGTTTTCTCCTTCTCGCCGGTCGCCTCGGCGATCTCGCAGACGCGCCAGCCCATCCAGTACAGAAACTTGGATTGGCGTCGGGGATCGATGGGCAGCAAGGCGGTCGTCATGCCGAGATGCTGCCGCCCACGGCGACGACTCAATAGCGCCGCCCCTTGTGCCCTCCCCGCCTACAGTCCCGCCTCGTTGCCGCCGCTCGCGCCCATGCCGACCATGCCCCTCATTGCAACGCACTGAGAATTCCCGGCATGAAGAAGTACCGCAGCAACTGGTTCCGCGTCGCCATCGAAGGCGCCACGTCGGACAAGCGCACCATCAAACGCAGTTGGCTGGAACAAGCCGCCAAGAACTTCAACCCGTCCACCTACGGCGCCCGTATCTGGCTGGAGCATTTCCGCAGCCTGCTGCCCGATAGCCCGTTCAAAGCTTACGGCGACGTACTGGCGGTTAAAGCCGAAGAGGTGGACGTCAACGGTCAAAAGAAATTGGCGCTGTTCGCGAAGATCGAACCTACCAGCGACCTGATTGCCATGAACAAGGCCAAGCAGAAGATCTACACCTCCATCGAGATCGACGAGAGCTTTGCCGACACGGGCGAGGCCTACATCGTCGGCCTAGCCGTGACCGACTCCCCCGCCAGCCTGGGCACCGACGTCCTGGCGTTCTCAGCACAGAAGCCCGAATCCAGCCCGTTCCAGGACCGTCACTATTCCGCGACCTCCATGTTCACCGAGGCAGTCGAGACCGAGCTGAAATTTGAGGAATTCGAAGAGAAGCCAAGCATCAGCGCTCAGCTCTTCAACAAGGTTCAAATCCTCTTGACCGGCAAACAGGCCAAGGATGACAGCGAGTTCGCCCAGATCGGTGAAGCAGTCCAAGCCATCGCTGAACACGTCAAGGATTTGCCCGATCAACTGGCCGCCGAGAGGCAATTCTCGAAGGGGCTGCAAACCCGACTCGATCAAGTCAGCACCGAACTGACCGAGCTAAAAACCCAGCTCTCCACCACCCAGGATCCCAACCAGAAAACGCGCCCGCAGGTATCCGGCGGCGGTAACCAGGTCATGACCGACTGCTGACTCATCAAGGACGATCAACATGCGTAACGACACCCGAGTACTGTTCAACGCCTACCTGCAGCAATTGGCGCAGTTGCATGGAGTGGCTGACGTCACCACCAAATTCACCGCAGACCCGAGCGTTGCTCAGACGCTGGAAACCCGTATCCAGGAGTCCAGCGCCTTTCTCAGCGCCATCAACATTTACGGCGTATCGGAACAGTCGGGGGAGAAGATCGGGATCAGCATCGACGGCACCATTGCCAGCACCACCGACACCACCGTCAAAGACCGCGAACCCCGCGATCCAAGCAGTCTGGATGACCATGGGTACACCTGCACCCAAACCAACTTCGACACCGGCATTCGCTACCAGAAGCTGGACCAGTGGGCCAAATTCAAAGACTTCCAAGCGCGCATTCGCGACGCCATCATCAAGGCCCAGGCCCTCAACCGGATCATGATCGGTTGGAACGGCATCAGCCGCGCCGCGACATCCAACCCAACCATCAACAAGCTGCTGCAAGACGTGAACATCGGCTGGCTGCAAAAGATGCGCGTGGAAAACCCCGCCCGGGTCATGACCGAGGTGAAAGACGGCAGCGGCAAAATCGAAATCGGCGCCAACAAAGACTTCGCAAACATCGACGCCTTGGTCGTCAGCATGGTCAACGAGTTCATCGAACCCTGGTACCAAGAAGACACCGAACTGGTGGTGATTTGTGGTCGCCAACTGCTGGCCGACAAATACTTCCCCATCATCAACACCGTACAGGCACCGACTGAAATGTTGGCCGCCGACATCGTCACCAGTCAAAAGCGCCTCGGCAACCTGCCGGCCGTGCGCGTGCCGCACTTCCCGGCCAGCGGCCTGATGGTCACCCGCCTCGACAACCTGTCGCTGTACTGGCAGGAGGGCACCCGCCGCCGCACCGTCATAGACAACGCCAAGCGCGACCGCATCGAAAACTTCGAGTCGGTGAACGAAAGCTATGTCATCGAAGACCTGGGCTGCGCGGCCCTGGCCGAAAACATCACCCTGAACTGAGGCGGCCCACCATGACCAACCCCTGCCGCCGCCACTTTGAACGCATCACCGCCGCTGTCGAAGCGGCGGCCACAGACCCCACCCAAACCATGGCCGGCGCCACGGCTTACGAGCACCAGTTAAATCAGCTCTTGCAGGACCGCTTGCGCCTGAAACAGGTCCAGTCCAACCAGGGCAAGGCAGAACTCAAACGCCTGCTACTGCCAAGCTACGAATCCTATGTGCAAGGCGTGCTGGAGGGCGGCAAAGGCGCTCAGGACGAAGTGATGACCACCGTCATGGTCTGGCGCTTCGATGCCGGCGACTTCACTGGTGGCCTCGACATCGCGACCTACGTGCTGAAGTACAGGATGGTCATGCCCGATCGCTTCGCCCGCACGTTGGGTTGCCTGGTCGCCGAGGAAGTTGCCACGGCAGCCTTCAAGGCCCAGAAGATCGGCGAACCGTTCGACCTGGCAACCCTGCATCGCACCGCCGAACTCACCGACGCCGAAGACATGCCCGACCAGGCTCGCGCCAAGCTGTTTCTCGCCATGGGCCGCGCCACGCTGGAAGGCATCACCGAAGAGGCCCCAGGCCAACCCGGCCAGCTTCAAGCCGGTGTGGATCTGCTGAAAAAAGCCATCGCCCTGCACGACGCCTGTGGTGGCAAGAAAGATCTGGAGCGGGCCGAACGCCTGCTCAACAAACGCGCCGGCCCTGCCGGCTAACCAAGCGTCCCCACGCACCCCGCCGGCTCGGGGCGGATCGGCCAGGCCGCTCCACCTGAACGTGAAGCCCCGACCACCGGCGACCTATTTCTGAGTGCTGTTCTATGAGCGGATTTATAGCCGGCGGAACCGTCGCTAGCGGCCTTATCAATACCGATGTCTTCTGGCCCCCAATCGACCTGGATCAGTTGCGCGCCACACTGCGGATCGACGCGAGCGTCACCGCGCCACGCTTGGAAACCGCCGCGGTTGCCGCCGCCATCAGCGTCAACCGCGAGCTGAGCGCATGGCGCGCCACCCAACAAGCGGCCGGCCATACGAAACTTGCCGACATGCCCGGCGAGCGCATCAACGGCGTACTGGTCCTGGTACATCTCTATCGCCGCGCCATTGAGGCCGCTACCGGCGCTGAAGTTTGCGAACGCTACCGCTCCTATGACTCCACAAACAGCGGCCACCAGAACGCAGAAGAACTCACCCCAAACATCGACGATTACCGCCGCGACTTGCGTTGGGCGGTGCGTGACTTTCTCGGCGTCAATCGCACCACCGTAGAGTTGATCTGATGAAGGTCACCGTCCGCGCCCACCAAAACGACACCGTCGATTCCCTTTGCTGGCGCCACTACGGCCGCACAGCTGGCGTGACCGAGGCGGTACTCGAAGCTAACCCCGGCCTGGCTGACCACGGGCCGATTCTGCCCCAAGGCCTGGCCGTGCAGATGCCCGAAGCCCAGATGGCCGCACCACAGCGGCGGATGGTGAATCTATGGGATTGATACCCTCTACAAGACCCGGATCTGATGAACAAACCTGAAAGCCTGCGCACTCACCTGCTCACCACCATCGGCGAACTCAAGCACAACCCCGACCGACTGCTGATCTTCATCGACAACGGCAAGATTCGATGTACTGCCGCCGCCAGTTTGTCCTTCGAGTACAGCTTTGATCTGCAGGTGATCCTCACGGACTTCGCGGGCCATCCCGACAGTGTGATGTTGCCGGTGCTGGGGTGGTTGAAAGTGAATCAAGCCGATCTGCTTGAGAACTTGAACAAGTCCGCAGAGGGTATTCAGTTCGAAGCCGACATTCTGGACAATAGCAAGGTGAACCTCAGCCTGACCCTGTCGCTGACGGAACGCGTAATTGTGGGGAAGGACGCCGATGGTAAGACAACTATCCGCCACCCCGGTGAACCTCAACGCACTGCCGCGTTTCTCGACCCAGCATGGATACCCGGCGCTCACGACTCCAGCAGCGAATGGGTCGTACCAAAGTGACGAATCGACTGGAAGCACTGGAAGACTGGGCCGGAGGTCTACTGGGTCAGCTTGAGCCCACAGCACGCAACAAACTCGCCCGCAACATCGGCCAAACTCTACGACGTAGCCAACAACAGAGGATCATCGCCCAACGCAACCCGGACGGGAGCAAGTACGCACCACGCAAGCAACGCAACCTGCGAAGGAAGCAAGGGCGGGTCAAGAGAAAGGTTCAAATGTTCCAGAAGATGCGCACCGCGACTTTTCTAAAAGCGAAAGTTAATGGTCCTGCAATCAGTGTTGGGTTCACTGGGCGCCTTGCCCGCATTGCTCGGGTGCATCAGTACGGATTGAGGGATCGAGCTGAACGTAATGCCTCGATGGTCCGTTATCAACAACGTGAGATTCTGGGGCTCACAGAAGTCGAAATTGAGCTGATTAGAGACGCTCTTTTAGCGAACGTCCCTACTTGAGATATAAATCACAAAATATAATAGCGCTACCTTTTCAGTATATCCTCTGCCAGGTCAATACAACGATTCCCCCTAGGCCTCCATAACGACCAGTCGACTTTACTCCATTTTACGGTATGAGTAGGATCAGCAGCAGTAGGAGCAGGAATATCAGCACGATCAGGAAGGCAAAACTCTGTCCCTAGCTTTTCAATTCCAACATCCGCTATAGCTCCAGCCTTCGGGACAACGTGCATGCATTCGTTTGCCGCAGTTGAAGATGCATCTATTCTATTTCTGGCTTGTATTATTGTCGCTCTGTTATGGTAAATAATTGAGTATCCCTGCAACCTCTTCTGCTCTTCCTCTATCGCCTTAGAGCGAACTTCACGAGCCCAGAACCTATACTCATACTCTTCCCTACTAGGTTCAGAGAGACTACCTTGATTTGCTGCTGCCAAAGCAGAGGCAATCGCGTACCCCAAAGAAAGCTCCTGTTGCTTCAAGAGATCAAGAACCCCTGCCCCGCCGATTGCTGTCAACTGCTCAGGACTTAATCTGAGTTTTGCAGCCAAGGCAACACTCATGTCAACCTGTTCGCTATAAGCGACATATTTTGCCGCCCGAGTAAACAAAACAATATATGGATCTCCAAACATTGTTTCAATATCATTCGAATCCTTATTATCTTCGTACTGCTTCTTCTCCACCTGAACTCGTGTAACAAAGTCTTTTCCGAGACGAATTGAAGTATCGCGAATACCCGCTAAAATCACATAACCTGTTTGTTTTGAGGACGTTTTACTATCAGCGGAAATGATAGATCCAACCCCTACCCCCCCTTCAGTTTGCGTGGCTCCCGACCATCGAGCAACAACAATATTTTTCTTTCCACCAAGTTTCCTAAGCTCCGCCAAAGACGTTTTAACTTTGTCTTGCGCTGCCAATTTGGCCATGAAAGCATCTGACTGTGCAGCCGTCAGCCCTGCCTCATCCACCGATTTGGCCCCTATACTTTTGGCTATTGATGAAAGTTGAAGATCAGCTCCTGCCTCTTGAGCGGTTTTTCCTTTGACCTTGGACAACCCAATAGAGGCCAAAGTCAACTTAACGTCCGCCACGCTGACTTCAACTGCCTGCTCCGCAAGCCCATCTAGTGCAGCTTTAATGCCGACCACATCGCTATAAACCGCGTCTGTATTAAATTTTGTCACAACCATTTTTGAGCACTGAGCAGAGATAGGGAGAGCTAGTAAGTCGGGAAGCTCTCCTCCAGGGGAGGTAACAGTTTGACCCGCAGATATTGGCAATGAAAGGCCAGTAATATTTACGGATGTTCTGTTCTCGTGACCCTGAGCATCCCCCCGCGACTCATAATCCGCTCCTAAATCCTCAAATGACAATTGAATTGGGTGTTCCTTTGCAGACCAAAATGAGCACCCATTCAATATAGTAGCAACAATCACGAAACCAGCAGACACGGCTATAAATCTCATAAGCGCCCCTAAACCATCTCAACAATCATTATTTAAAAGACAATAACAAAACTAGAGATATGTCTCGAACTTACTGCTTTATACATCCACTTCGTAAAACGCACCAACATTCAACCCGCTCTTACCTCATGAGCAAAACATTGAATCTACGATCACGCATTTAGTTTTGAATACTTCCCTAAAAATGAGCATAGCCATCATTTTGCCGCTAGCAAATAATTTTTATGAGGCCAAAAAACTGGTCAATAATCATAGTGTTGGCTTGTACGCTCGCCTCTATTGGCTAAAACAGCCCGTCATGATTTCAGCGTGAATTGACCATGCCCTAGAGTGTAGGGCAGCAGGAGGTCATCGCCTGACGCACCGAACAGGAGCATCCCCAGCGCAGGAGACAAGGATGCCTGAAGTAAAAGTACGGTCCCTTCAAAAGCTTCGCACGGCGAGCTTTGACAACCCAAAGCAACGAGAATATCGTTAACATCGGACTCAGGAAATCTAGAGATTAATCGCTTAGGACCAGCCCCGCAATAAAAACACTTCCTATTTACCATTTCGTACAAACAGATGCTCTGGCTGTATTTTATCGAGATAAACCTGATGCAAGCTTTCCAAGTAACACTCACCCACACCAGTGAGCACAAAAGACGTCTTAATATACTGAACCGTCTCGCTACTCAGCATACTTTTATTTCGCGAAGCAAGTGATATTTCTCTTTTGGACATTCGCAACACCAATAGAATATCTCCCAAGCCATCCTGAAGCAGATAATCATTATGATAGCCGTGCATAAAATGAAAAATATCCACAAGCATCATAGCGTTAGTAATTCTTATTTGGTCATGAAACTGCGCAAGGGTAATTTCCTTCTTTACCAGACGACGAAAGACCCCACCTAGAATCTTCGCCTTCTGCTCCGAGTCCACCTTCTCGACAAACTCTATAAGCTCAACTACAAGTTCATCTTTTTTACCCTCTCTTTCGAGCATCAACGAAAACTCTTTCATTTCTGCATCTGAGTACGTTCCGGCAGACTCGCAGAACTCCTTGACCTTCTGCTTGAACCTTGCCCCCTTAAACCTACGATAAGCTTTTGACATGCCAAAAACGGTGGACACAATAGGAACTTCTTTAAGCATGTCACTTTCTACAAAAGCATCAATTAATGCCTCAGCATAATCAGCAACAGGTACATCGCTTACTATATCTTTGGCTAGCGCTTTAGATTCTCGTTTTTTCATACCATCTACCTAAGGAATACAGTTTAGATGATGGAGTATAGGTGTTATCTCTGGCTCTGCTCGTTAGATAAGTGCGACTGTGCGCCTCTCTCTTACAATGAGTCGATGCTGCAGCAGTTCACCTGAAGCGCCACCATCAGCGCCATGAACGACCTCCCCACCCTCACCCGCCTAATCGAAAACCTCATCCGCTACGGCACCATCGCCGCCGTCCAGATGAAGCCCCCACGCGTGCGAGTCAAAACCGGAACCCTCACCACCACCTGGCTACCCTGGATCGCCCTACGAGCCGGCGCCGACCGGGAGTGGAATCCTCCGACAGAAAACGAACAGGCCCTGCTCTTCAGCCCCTCCGGCCAACTCGCCAATGGCGTCGTCCTGACCGGCCTGTTCAGCGACCACCTACCAGCCAACGGCGACCGCGAAGGCCTGCATCGCGTCACCTACCGCGACGGCACGGTGATCGAGTACGACAGCGTCGCTCACCACCTCAACGCCACGCTCACCGATGGCGGTACCACAAACCTCATCAGCAACGGCGGCATCAACATCGTCGGCAACATCACGCACCAGGGTGACTACACCCAGACCGGCAACCAGAACGTCACCGGTAAGGTCACCGTCTCGGTAGACGTGGTGGCAGCCGGCATCAGTCTGGTGAACCACCCGCACGGCGGCGTCATGCCTGGCAGCGGCAAGACGGGGAAACCTGAATGAACCGACACACCGGCACCGCCATCACCCCCGCGGAAAGCATCGCCCAATCCATGAGCGACATCCTCAGCACCCGCATCGGTACCCGAGTCATGCGCCGCGAATACGGCAGCCTGTTACCCGAGCTGGTGGACCATCCGTTCAACGACATCACCCGCTTGCAGGTGTACGCGGCCACCGTCATGGCGCTGATGCGCTGGGAGCCTCGTATCAGCCTAAGCCGCGTGCAGTTCCAGGGCGCCACCCTGCAAGGTCAATCCTCGTTGGACATTGAAGGCAGCATCGTCGATAGCAACAAGCCGCTGAACCTGAGCGTGCCTCTGAACTTGGGGGGTAGCGCATGAACTCATTCGTCGCGATTGACTTGGGCCAGCTCCCCGCGCCCGAGGTGGTTGAGCAGGTCGATTACGAACAGATCCTCGCCGAGCGCAAGGCCTACGCCATCAGCCTCTGGCCGGCCCAGGAACAAGCCGAGATCGCCGCACGGCTTGAGCTGGAATCCGAGCCCCTGACCAAACTGCTCCAAGAGAACGCCTACCGCGAAACGGTGTGGCGTCAGCGCGTCAATGAGGCATCGGTCGCCAACATGCTGGCCCTCGCCAAGGGTAGCGACCTGGAGAACCTGGCCGGCAACTTCAACGTCAAGCGCCTGATCATCCAGCCCGCCAAACCCTCGGCCGTGCCGCCGGTCCCGCTGCTGATGGAAAGCGACGACAGCCTGCGGGAGCGGGCTCAAATGGCGTGGGAAGGCCTCAGCACTGCCGGCCCGCGTAACAGCTACATCTTTCATGCGCGCTCTGCTGACGGCCAGGTTGCCGACGCTACTGCCGAGAGTCCGGCCCCGGCCGAGGCGGTGGTTACGGTGCAATCGATCCTGGGTGACGGCACCGCCTCGCCCGCGCTGCTGGCAAAGGTCAATGCCTACCTTAGCGACGACGACCGCCGCCCTGTCGCAGATCGGCTCACTGTGCAAAGCGCCCGGGTCATCAACTACCAGGTCAAAGCCAAGCTGTTTCTTTCAACGTCCGGCCCCGAGAGCGAATTGATTCTCGCGGCAGCCAATACGCAGTTGCTCGCATTCGTGCACCAACGTCGTCGCCTGGGATTGGAGGTTTCGGAATCGATTATCCACGCCTCGCTGCATGTCGAGGGCGTGCGCAAGGTCGTGCTGAAGGACTGGGCGAACATCGTTGCCACGAAGTACCAGGCCCCGTACTGCACGGCTATCGACTTGGCGTTGGGGGTTGAATGATCGCAGACGCGCCCCTGCTCCCCAGCAATTCGACGCCGTTGGAGCGCCAAGCGGCGCAGGCAATGGCCCAGACCCAATGTGTGCCGATTCCATTGCGCACGCTGTACAACCCCGACCTATGCCCGTTGTCCCTGCTGCCTTATCTGGCCTGGACCTTCTCGGTGGATCGCTGGGACAGCAAGTGGCCCGAAGCGGCCAAGCGCGCCGCCATCCGTAGCGCGTACTACATCCACTCGCGCAAAGGCACCATCGGGTCACTGCGCCGGGTTGTTGAACCGCTCGGCTACCGGATCGAAATCATCGAGTGGTGGCAGACCGTTCCGGTCGGTCCTCGTGCCACCTTCAGGCTCAAGGTCGGCGTGCTCGACACCGGTATCACCGAGGAGATGTATCAGGAACTGACTTGGCTTATCGACGATGCCAAGCCCCTGACACGCTATCTCACCGGACTCGCCATCAGCCTGGAAACCACCGGCCTTGTTCATATCGGCGCCTGCATCACCGAGGGCGACGAGATTGATATCTACCCACCTACACAGCGAGACATCGAGGTCACGGGCTACATCCACCAGGGCGGCCGTGAACACCAGATCGACACCATGGACATCTACCCATGACAGACCAAAACAGCCAGTTTTTCGCCATCCTCACCGCCATCGGCAAGGCCAAGCAGGCCAACGCGGACGCTTTGGGCGTTGCGTGGACCTTCGCGCAAATGGGCGTGGGCGACGCCAATGGCACCGACCCAATCCCCAGCGAGCAGCAGACACGCTTGATCAATGAGCGCCGCCGTGCCCCGCTGAATCAGTTGAAGGTTGACCCAACCAACCCCAACATCATCATCGCCGAGCAGGTCATCCCTGAGAACGTCGGTGGCTGGTGGATTCGTGAAGTCAGTCTGTATGACACCGACGGTGACATGGTCGCGGTGGCGAACTGCGCGCCAAGCTTCAAGCCGTTGCTGACTCAAGGATCGAGCCGCACACAGGTGGTGCGGATGAACCTCATCGTCAGCAACACCGCCAACGTCGAGCTGAAGATCGACCCGTCAGTTGTGCTGGCGACCCGTCAATACGTTGATATGAACTTACAGGACATCACCAACGGCTTCGCTCGCTTGCTGTCGCCGACCTTTACTGGCAAGCCCAAGGCCCCGACGCCCGCCCAGCACGACAACACAAAAGCCTTGGCTACCACTGAGTTTGTCCAACGCGGCATGGGCAACTATCGAGGGTTCATCAACGCCACCGGCTCATTGACCCTGACCGCTGCCAGTATCGGGGCGGTCGTGATCTGCATTGGAACATTCACAGTGACGCTCCCCCCGGCCGGTGATAGCCGTAGCGGCTCAACTGTCCACGTTCGAAATACTGGAAGTGGCACCATCACTGTCGCTTGTGCTGAGGCCAATACGATTAATACCGGCGCGGGTCAGGTCACGAGCATGGTTCTTGAGCCCGGAACGAATCTTGAATTGATCGGCAACGGCGCTTCGAGTTGGTGGGCCTCTGGGTCTGCCCAGCTTGGATACTCCGATATTTTCAGTGGACAGTACTCGCCCGCTGGTTTCCAAAAAGGGCCGAACCGTTTTATCGAGCAATGGATGCAAGTCACCTTGTCGGCCTCTGGTACCAGCACAATCACCTACCCACAAACGCTATCGGCGGTTTATGGGATTCACCCCGTGGTGATTTTCGGTGGCGCCTACTATGGCGTGTCGGTTGACGGTACTCCCGGGTTGTCCTCGTGCGGACTGAGAGCGAGCACAGCAGTACCGCTGCACGTATTTGTCCGAATCATTGGGAAGCGTTAACCATGCCTTACTACATCGCTGATATTCGTGGATTCGATCATTCTGAAATTCCGCCAGCTGGATCGGTGTTCATTTCCGATGAGGACTTTCAAGATTTGTTCAGGGACGTGGCGAGTCGCCCTGGCGCCTCGATAGTCCCTAACCGACAAGGCTATCCGGTGTTGCAGGATGCGCCTGAGCCGACCCCGGCAGAGCTGGCCGCTGCGGCTTTGGTTCGTCGTGACGAACGGCTGGCCCGGGCAGCATTGCGGATAGCGCCGCTACAGGATGCGGTCGATACTGATCAAGCCTCTGAAGCAGAGGTACAGCTATTGAGGTTGTGGAAGAACTACCGGGTTGATCTCAATCGGATCGATCAGCAGGACGGTTTCCCTACTTCGGTTGCCTGGCCCATTGCGCCCGCGTCCAGCGAAAGCTGACGTTGGCCTGCCTGGGTAGACTCGATAAACACGGGTGCAATACCTTGTTCTTTCTAACGGCAGGCACTGAACCTACAGCCACATACTCAGTTACACCGGATGCTGACCTAAAGGCTACATCGCCTTGCGCCTTTGCCTACAACTAAGCCAGAATCCGCCCGCTTGTGCGCCTTGAGGCCGGGCTCTATCGTTTCCTGGTCGCTGAAAAGAATCAGCGATCGGGTTTAGCGACCCGAACCATAGGCACATAAGCAACCATGCTTCATTGCGGGGTCTAACCGCAATTACGTTATGGCGGCTGTATGTAGGAGACCTTCGGGTCTGCCGGGTGCCTATGTCCGGTTCGCTAACCTGCGTGCAGTCGCCACCATTCTGTTTAGCGACAGGTCGTGACGACTCCCATTTCTCATAGGAGCGTTACCATGTTCAAGGTCACACCCAATCCTCCGGAATCAGATCCCACCTCTGCCTACTCGAGCCTAGACCCAGAAAAATTCCACGAAGCTACTGAGCGGGCGCTTGATTATTATTTGAAGCCGGAACAGGCCAAACCCAAGAAAGAACCGGCAGCGGATCAACTCTTCACTGTTATCGAAACCATCGACACTGAAAGCCTGCTCGCCAACCTCAGCGAAAACCTGGCCTCCGCCAATGCCATGATCAGCGACCTGGCCTTCGACCTTGAAGGTTCTCGCCGGCATGTTGCAATGGGTATCCAGCAAGTCATCGAGGTAAGTGAGCTGCTGGCGAATCGTGCGCTGGATATCATCGATCCGCGTTAGCAACGGGCCGTGACTGAAAGGGCCAACCGGCGCTTGTAGCCCCCCTGCCTACAAGTCCGTCGGCTCGCCCAATCGGTGCAAACGCGGCAGCCTGTGCAGTGTCAATTCAAAACACTGCACAGGCACCCCATGACCGATTATCTCCATGGCGTGCGGGTCATCGAACTCAACGACGGCACCCGCCCCATTCGCTCCATTCCTACCGCTGTAATCGGCATGGTCTGCACAGCCGATGACGCCGACGCTACCGTTTTCCCCTTCGACACGCCGGTCCTGCTAACCAGCATTCAAACCGCCATCGGCAAAGCCGGTACCACGGGCACCCTGGCGTCCAGCCTCAAGGCCATTGCTGACCAGACCAAGCCGTACACCATCATCGTGCGCGTGAAGGAAGGCGCCACTGAGGAAGACACCGCCAGCGCCCTGATCGGCACCACCACCGCCGAAGGTCGATACACCGGCATGAAAGCCCTGCTCGCCGCCAAAGCCCGCGTCGGCATGGTGCCGCGCATCCTGGGTGTGCCAGGCCTCGACAGCCTGCCGGTGGCTACCGCCCTGGTGTCCATCGCTCAGCAGGTACGCGGCTTTGCCTACGTCAGCGCCTGGGGCTGCAAAACCAAGGAAGAGGTGGTCGCTTACCGGGCCAATTTCGGCGCCCGTGAAGCGATGGTCATCTGGCCCGAGTTCCAGAACTGGAGCACCGTCACCAACGCCACGGTGACCGCCTCAGCGGTGGCCCGCGCCTTGGGTTTGCGCGCCAAAATCGATCAGGAAATGGGTTGGCACAAGACCCTGTCCAACGTTCCGGTCAACGGCGTCACCGGCATCAGCGCCGACGTGTTCTGGGACCTGCAGAACCCCGCCACCGACGCCAACCACCTCAACAGCCACGAGGTCACCACGCTCATCAACGAGGGCGGCTTTCGCTTCTGGGGCAGCCGCACCACCAGCAACGACCCACTGTTCGCTTTTGAGCATTACACCCGTACCGCCCACATCCTCGCTGACACCATGGCCGAAGCTCATATGTGGGCGGTGGACAAACCGCTGCACGCGTCCCTGGTGCGGGACCTCATCGAAGGGGTCAACGCCAAGTTTCGCGAAATGATCGGGGCGGGCTATTTGATCGGCGGCAAGTGCTGGTACCCGGACAACGTTAACGACAAAGACACGCTCAAGGCCGGCAAGCTGTTCCTGGACTACGACTACACACCCGTGCCACCGCTGGAAGACCTCACGCTGCGCCAGCGCATCACCGACCGCTACCTGGTCGACTTCGCCAGCAAGATCAATAGCTGACGCAACGGAGAACCCAACATGGCCATGCCCCGCAAACTCAAAAACCTCAACCTGTTCAACGACGCCAACAGCTACCTGGGCGTGGTCAAGTCCGTCACCCTGCCCCCGCTCGGCCGCAAGATGGAAGGCTATCGCGGCGGCGGCATGAACGGCCCGGTCAAGGCCGATCTCGGCATCTCCGACGACGGTATCCAGTTCGTCTGGAAGACCGGAGGGCTGGACCTGATCGTTCTCAGGCAGTTCGGCGCGGTCAATGCCTCGGGCATCGCGTTGCGTTTTTCCGGCGCCTTTCAGCAGGACGACACAGACGCCATCAGCGCGGTCGAGGTGGTGATGCGTGGTCGTCACGAGTCCATTGAGATGGGGGAAGCGCAGCCCGGGGAAGACACCGAGCACAGCATCACCACCACCTGCACCTATTACAAATTGATCGTCGACAACGAAGACATCATCGAAATCGACCTGCTCAATTTCATCGAAATCGTGGATGGCGTGGACCTGCTGGACAAGCAGCGCAAAGCCATCGGCATCTGACCCATTCCACCCTCTGGAGCCCGCTATGAACACTCAAGACAACCTCGACGCCCTGCCGCCCCAGGACGACAACACCGTACACCTGGATACCCCGATCATCCGGGGCAAGACCGTCATCGACAGCATCACCCTGCGAAAACCACAGTCCGGCGAGCTGCGTGGTGTGCACCTGGTGGACCTGCTGAATATGGACGTCGCCACCTTGTTCAAGATCCTGCCGCGCATCAGCCAGCCCAGTATCACTGCACCGGAAGCCGCCAACTTGGACCCGGCCGACTTGTTCACCTGTGGCGCCAAGATCGCCGGTTTTTTATTGCAGAAAGCGGCGAAGCCCGATGCCTGCCTCGTTGCGTAGAAGACGCCATGGCCGACCTTGCCGTGGTTTTTCACTGGGCGCCGGCTGACATGGACACGCTGGGGCTGCAAGAGCTAATGGAGTGGCGCGAGCGCGCCCGTGTGCGGAGTTCTACCGATGGCGAATGACTTGAAACTGCGCGTGCTGCTCGACGCCATCGACAAAGCCAGCGGCCCGCTGAAGGCCATCGACAAAAGCAGCATCGCCACCGCTCGTGCCTTGAAAGAAACCCGCGACCGCCTCAAGGCCCTCAACGCGCAACAGCACGATGTCAGTGCCTGGCGTGCTCAGCGCTCGGCCGCACTGCGCACCGAACAGGCGCTTAACGCAGCGCGGGAAAAAGTCAAAACACTCAGCCAACAATTCGCTGCCACCGGGGCGCCAACCCGGGCCATGACCCAGCGTTTTCAGCATGCTGTCAGGGCCGCTAAGGCACTCAAACAACAGCACCAAAAACAAGGCGAACAACTCCAGGCGCTGCGCAACCGACTGTCCGCCGCCGGCATCAGCACCCAACACCTGGCCCGCGATGAACGCCATCTACGGCAACAGATCAGCACCACCACTGCCAGTCTCAGCGCCCAGCACAAACAACTGGCAGCGTTGACGGAACAACGCCGACGCCTCAACGCTGCGCGGGCCTCGATGGACGGCTCTCGACGCACCGCTGGCGAGCTGACCACCAAGGGGGCTGTCGCGACGGCGGGCGGTGGTTCGGTTTTGTATGCAGGGGCGCGGTTGCTGTCGCCAGGCATCGACTTCGACGCCAGCATGAGCCAAGTGCAGGCCATCACCCGACTCGACGAACAGGCCTACGCGCTCAAAGCCTTGCGCGCCCAGGCCCGCAAGTTGGGCGGCGCAACCCAATTCACGGCAGGCCAGGCCGCCAATGCACAGGGTTATCTTGGCATGGCAGGTTTTGAGCCCCACGCCATCCAGACCGCGATGCCGGGCATGCTCGATCTCGCAGCGGCCGGCGGCACTGAGCTGGCGCAAACCGCCGACATTGCTTCGAACATCCTTTCCGGGCTGGGACTGACCGCCGATGAAATGGATCGTTTGGGCGACGTCTTGGTGGGCACATTCACCCGCTCCAATACCACGCTGCAAATGCTGGGCGACACCATGAAATACGCCGCCCCCATGGCGAAAACCTACGGCGTGGAACTGGAAGTGGCCGCGGCGATGGCCGGCAAACTCGGCGATGCGGGTTTGCAAGGCAGCATGGGCGGCACGGCACTCAGCTCGATCATGAACCGCTTGGCCGCACCGCCCAAAGGTGCGCGAAAGGCTCTGGAGCAATTGAACATCGCCACGGCCGACGCCGTTGGCAATCTGCGCCCGCTGCCGGACTTGCTGAAGGAGATCCACGGCAAAACCCGCGCCCTGGGTACTGCCGAGAAAGGCGGCCTTTTCAAAGCCATCGCCGGTGAAGAGGCCGTAAAGGGTATGGCCCAACTGGTCGAACAAGCCGGCACCGGGCAGTTGCAAGCACTCATCGCCAGCCTGCGCCAAAGCCGGGGCGAAGCCGCTCGTACGGCAAAGGTCATGGCGGACAATCTCAAGGGTGACTTGATTACCCTCAGCAGTGCCTGGCAGGACCTGGGCATCGAACTACAAGACCAACAGAACGGCCCATTGAGGGAATTGGTTCAATCCGTGACGGCGCTTGTTCGAAGCATCAAAAGCTGGACCCGGGAGAATCCGAAGCTGGCGTCTGGGCTGGTGAAAACCGTGGCCGTCATGGCCGCGCTGGCTGTCGCTGTCGGCGGTTTGATGTTGGCTTTGGCAAGTGTGCTGCTACCGTTCGCGGCGTTGCGTTTTTTCCTGGTGCTGCTGGGCTTTCGCTTGCCAGGGCTGATTGGTCTGCTGACGACGCTGGGCCGTACTGTGCTGCCCTTCCTAGCCAAAGGTTTGTGGGTGATCGGGCGCGCTTTGATGCTCAATCCCATTGGATTGACCATCACTGCCATCGCCGGCGCGGCGTACGTGCTGTATCAGCACTGGGACGCCGTGACAGCCTATTTGCGTGATGCTTGGGACGAGATCCGAAGCGGCTTTGATGATGGGCTGGACGGCATCTTGAAAGTGCTCGCAGACTTCAGTCCGGTTGGGCTGATCTACCAAGCTTTCGCCGCGGTGATGAAGTACCTGGGCGTCGATTTGCCCAATCGCTTTACCGCCTTTGGCGGACTGATGATCGATGGCCTGGTTAAAGGGTTGACCGCCGGTATCGGCAAGCTCAAGGAGGTGGTCGATCGGCTTGGCACCCGAACGATTGATGCCTTTAAGGAAACCCTCGGCATCCACAGCCCCTCGCGAGTGTTTTCCGAGCTGGGCGGCTTCACCATGGATGGGCTCGTCCAGGGCTTAACACGGCGCGCCGACGACCCCGTGCGCGCCATGACGGTTTTAAGCCAACGGCTCATCGAGGCCGGTGGACGGTTGGCGTCCGTTGACTCGATGACGATTGATCGTCGCGCCCCGATCAGCCCGCGGCCCGCCCAGCACATCGACAGTCACGACACCTATGCCATTCACATCCACACCACGCCGGGTATGGACGCCAACGCGGTGGCCTGGGCTGTGCGTGCCGAGCTGACACGGCATCAACACGAGCAAGCCGCTCGACGCCGCAGCCGCCTTGCGGACCTGGAGTAACCGACCATGATGCTTGCCTTGGGCATGTTCGTCTTCAGCCTTTCCACTGCGGCCTACCAGGCGCTGCAACGTCAAACCGAATGGCGCCACGCGAGCAACAACCGCGTCGGCGCTGCCCCCGCTCGACAATTCGTCGGTCGCGGCGACGACACCATTACCCTGCCCGGTATCATCTTGCCGGAGCTGGCCGGCAGTGCCCTGAGCCTCGACGCCCTGCGCCTGATGGCAAATACCGGTAAGGCCTGGCCGATGGTTGAAGGCAGCGGCCGGATCTATGGCTTGTGGATTATCGAAAGCCTGCACGAAACCAAAACCCTGTTCTTCCGTGACGGTACGCCACGACGTATCGAGTTCACGCTGAGCCTCAAGCGCATCGATGATGACCGCATTGACCTGCTAGGCGCTGCCACCCGTGTGGGCGTTAGTATCATGAGGGCGCTGCTGTGATTGACGCGACGTTGTCCAAGGTCACCGGCTACATCGAAGGCTTGGTCGGTGGCTACCGCCGCGATGCCGCTTACCCCGTGCCGGCGTATCGCATCACTGTCGATGGCAAGGACATCGCCCAGTTGATCAGCCCGCGCCTGATGAACCTGGACCTGACCGATAATCGCGGCATCGAGGCCGACCAACTCAGCATCACCCTCAGCGATCATGACGGGCTGCTGACTATTCCGCCGAAAGGTGCAGTGATCCGCCTGTGGTTGGGCTGGAGCGACAGCGGCCTAGTGGACAAAGGCAGCTACACGGTCGATGAAATCGAACACAGCGGCGCGCCGGACGTGCTGAATATTCGCGCCCGTTCGGCGGACCTGCGCAAGAGTTTCAAAACCAAGCGCGAGCGCAGTTGGAGCAACACCACGCTCGGTGCCGTTCTGGCCGATATCGCCTTGGGCAACGGTCTGAGCGCCAGCATCGCCGACGCCTTGGCCGGATTGACCATCCTGCAGTTGGACCAGGCCAACGAATCTGACGCCAACCTGATCAGTCGTATCGGGGAAGAGTTCGACGCCGTGGTCACCGTCAAGGCGGGGTGCCTGCTGTGCCTGCCGGCTGGCGGCGGCAAGACGGCCAGCGGCGCCGACCTGCCGCACATCACCCTCACCCGCACCGACGGCGACCAACACCGCTACCTGAAAACTGATCGCGACAGCTACGACGGGGTGCGAGCGTACTTCTACGACGTGAACAGCGCGAAGAAACAGGAAGCCATTGCCGGTGGTGGCGACTACCTCAAAGACCTGCGCCACACCTACAGCGACCGCCAGTCAGCCTTGCGCGCCGCTCGTGCTGAATTCAACCGGCTACAACGCGGTAGCGCGACGCTCAGCTACACCCTTGCCCGGGGTCGGCCTGACCTGATTCCCGAATTGACCTACACGCTGCTGGGGGTGAAGCCGGAGATCGACGCGATCATCTGGTACGGCGGCAACGTGCTGCACAGCCTCGATGCGGACAACGGTTACACCGTCGACCTGATGCTGGAAAGCAAGCTGCCCGAGGACAGGGTTGAGGATCTGGCTGAAGAGAACAGAGGCGACTTCACCGGCCTCATTGCCCATTACCGAGATCGGAAGACCGGCAAGGAAAAGGCGGTGACTGCAGGTGATCAGAGCAGGCCGAAGCGGTTGCGATGGTTGTACGCCACGGAGAAATCAGCAAAGCGGGCGATTGATCGGGAGTGGAGGCGAATGCAGAGATAGACGCCATGACCCGGACACGGAAAAGCGATTACGAACATCTCAAGGACGATTACATGCAGGACATACGTTGCGGCCATTGCTGTCGCAAGCTGGCCGCCGCCAGCGGCTTCCAGGAACTACAGATCAAATGTCCGCGTTGCCGGACGCTTAACCATTTGAAGGCCCAGAGCCTCCCCTCAGCGTGCCGCGAGCATCCAGAACACCGAGTTCATGAATGCAGCAACCCACCATTGGCAGCCTGTTCGCAGGCATAGGAGGCTTTGATGTCGGTTTTGAAAACGCCGGATACCGCAGCGATTGGCAAGTTGAACTCAACCCCATCAACCGGGCTGTGCTTGCCGATCGATTTCCCCATGCACAGCAATTTGAAGACGTGCGCACCTGTGGCGCCCACAACCTCTCCCCCGTCGATGTCCTCACCGCAGGCTTCCCCTGCCAGGACATCAGCATTGCCGGATGCCGAGAGAGCAACCAAGACACCCGAGGCCTACGCGGCGAGCGCAGCGGCCTGTTCTGGGAAGTCGTACGTATCCTCAAGGAGATACAACCTGGCTGGGTGGTGCTTGAGAACGTCGTTAACCTGCTCGCTGTCAACGATAGCCAAGACTTTGAGACAGTCGTCCGGGCCCTTGCGGACTGCGGGTATGTGGGATTTTGGCGAGTGCTTAATGCTCAATATTTCGGAGTCCCCCAGCAACGTCGTCGAATATTCCTGGTCGCCGGTTATCGACGAATGCCCCCCTTCGAGTTCCTGGCTGACGCCGCGCCAGTGGATGCAATACCTCCAGCGTCTCGCTCGATCCAATGGCCACGCCCCGCGGATACCTGGGCTGCCAATACTCTATTGGCAAACAAAGCCGGCTCCCAGATCGCTATGGGCTGTACCACTTTCGTCGCTCATCCGAACGGATGGGATCAGATGGCTGAGCGGCAGCGAGCGGCTGAAGATGATGGGTTTTGCCTCGGACTGGATGCGGCCAACCTTGCGGAGGCTTTCAGTGCCGGAAATGCCGTTGTTACGCAGGTTGCGGAGTGGGTTGGCACAAAGCTGATCAATGCATAACGTTCAGCACGCGCGATCCAGCAAGGTGTACGGCTGATAGCCGTACACCTTGACAATCGACTGTCGTACGGCTATCATCCGTACCGCTAGCAAAAAATACAATAATGAATGAATACGAGAATTAGAAACGTCAACGTAAATGAGAGGAGAGCACAGTGATCATTATGACCCCATCCAGGGTAAAAAAATGAGATCGACATAAATTTAACCTAGAAGGAAAATATAAATTTAGCACAAGGTATTAAACATGAAAACTTTAGACGAAACACTTAGAACCGTAAAAAGCGCAAGACTTGAAATAAAAACCACCGACTTTGCAAAGGAGTTCATTAAGAAAGCAGCAACGATTTCAGGCTTAGACATGTCATCTTTCATAATGGCTTCAGCCTTTGAAAAGGCAGAAGCAGTTATAGAAAACCACAGGAGAATCGAGGTTTCCGAACAAGCCTTCTCCCGTTTACAACAAATCCTCCTAGAGGATGAAACCGCTGCGCCTACAAGCGCACTACTTAGACTAATGCGAGGGCAACATGAAAACAGACGAGATGCCAACATGTGAGATTGACAGCAATCTGCTTGTCAACTTTGATAAGTACACCTACCCCAAAACGTTCAATTCCGGTGTAGGTGTAATTAATTCGTATTTTACGGGAAGTTTTAAGCGCGCCCTTAAAAGCGAAAATATTAATGCGATTGGTGCAATAACACCAACAAAAGAAGTAATCGGCTTTTGCACGCTTACCTTGTCGGACATTGACAAGGCAATAGCCCAGAATGGCATTAATGATAAAAACTTGCCATCTCGCATCCCAGTCATACGGTTGGTAATGCTCGGAGTCGATGTTAACTATCAAGGGTTGGGCATAGGCCAACAGCTCCTGATGGAAGCCTTCAAACAGGCAGCCCGAGTTCATAAAGAGATCCCTATAAAAGGGGTTTATTTGGACTCAGCACCCAACGCCGTCTCGTTCTATGAACAGCTGGGGTTCAAACAAATTGACGCGCCGGATATCAACCAAAGCACGCCAATGCTACTCGGAATCAAAGTGATCCTGCAGGCTATTGCAGCCTCTTAGCACTATCTATTGATTCGCCTACAGCGATTGTAGCAGGCTTACCTATGTCGCTATCAATGTAACTCTGTTGGCCAGAGCTTCATTGATAGCGAAGCCCATGACACCCATTCGAAGGCCTTTTCAGAACTCTGAAAAGGTTTTTACAAGGCAATCCAATCTGAGGAAAATTCCTCCTAGGTTACTTCACGCAGCGTCAGCACATGAAGCCAAAACAGAACTAATTCGCCCCGTCAGTATCAAGAAGCGGCGCTACACACCATATGGCGGGGCCTTACTGCCATCTTTTCCCCATTTCATCCTTGCTGCGTCGCCAAGCTTTTTGCTCCCTTACTCCCCCTTAATTGCACCCCTGTCCAGAGCCGATCTCGTCGCTACCCGAACGGATGGGATCAGATGGTTGAGCGGCAGCGAGCGCTGAAAATGAGGGGTTTTGCCTCGGACTGGATGCGGCAACCTTCCAGAGGCTTTCAGTGTCATAAACGCCGCTGTTGCGCAGGTCGCGGATTGAGATGGGCGGGGGATGATTGCGGATCTACCGTCATTCTCGGACCGGTAATGTCCGTCCGGGTCTTCTGGATCCGAGGAATATGTTCGACAGGAGTATACCTCTCCGCCTTTCCTGGCTGAGCCACCTTGCATCACGAAGGGGTGGCATTTGGCCATCCAGCGATGGTAGGATGCATTTTTTCGTTAACATGGAAATAAGCAAATGGAATTCGATTTTTCGATTTTATACGATAGTGACGAGAAAGAATTTAACGGATTGGACTTATATTATGGCTCTAAATCATTACAAGGCATAAGTGAAGCAATATCCATTGCCACACACGGCATCGTCAATAAATCTTATATAAGTAGATCTACAGCCAGAAAAGGCATAAAAATCGATTTCAAAACGAGCTTTAGTGGCTCCTTCAAGCAACGATTTAAGGTTGCTTTCACTAACGAAAAGACAATTTCCAATCTTCACACCCTGACCACTAAAAGTTATATCGAGTTACTGCAATATACACTCGGCCAAGTTATTGGCGACAACCGCGAGATAAACAGACGCACGGCAATCAAAACATTTGAGAAAATGTATTTCAGTGAGGACATTACCCATCGCCTTACCACATCGATCTCAGACGTGCACTTACCTGTTAAATATCAAGGTTTGAAAGCTACTCTTTATGCCGCACAGACTCCAATAGCCACCTTCAACCAAAACACGTTGAGTTATCTAGAAGAAGAAATAACCAACCCCGTCATTGAAAAACTTATCATTGGCATTAGTAGGTTCAACGCTCGCACCGGGACAGGAAGGTTGGTTCAAGATATTGATGGGGACTCCTTCAGTTTTGTACCGCACCATATGTTTTCCAAACGTCAGAAAGGCATCCTTGTTAGAAGCCTTCATGGACTCACCCAAGGTAACTTTTCAGCCTTAAATGCTGAGGTGACTCGCGTAACGCTCAACAATGGTGCGACCAAGTACTTCATTCTGCATAAAGCTGAGCTTATCGTGTGAAGCGCTTGCTGATTTGCGGTGTAGCAATACTGCTTTCCGTGATGTACTACATCTATTTTAGCATCGTCGGAGAAGTCACCAAAGCGGACCTCGGCCCTTTGGGTGACTTCATCGGCGGAAACATAAATCCTCTTTTAACCTTTATTTCAGTAGTACTACTCATCGATACCGTAGTCATTCAACGCAAAGCCGCCGAAGACTCAAAAGCCTCTGAGATCGAAGCGCGAAAAACCATAAAGCTTCAATCGGACCTAGCAGCGAAGCAGAGCTTTGAGTCATCACTTTTCAATTTGATAGCTCTTTGCTTGAACGAAATAAAGAATATCCGCCTCCCGTTAAGAAGCGGAACTTATACTGGAAATCAAGCCTTCGGACAATACCTCGAAGTGTTCGATCAGCTCATGTCCTCTCAAAATAAGACAGCGATCCTCAACCAGCTAGAAAGCCTTTCTTCGGACGCGCTTTACGACAACTTAAAAAATTTTGCCATGGTCTTCAAGTTCATCACGGACTATGCGACCCCGTCGGAGAAGGAAAATTATATTTCCCTCGCCTTAACAATGATGCCGACTTCCTTGATTACGTTACTTTGCATAGCTCGTAATCACGGAAACTGGCCGATCCTTTCCAGTTTTGAAACCGCAAAAATATTCGATCGCGAGCCGTTAATAAAAGTACTCCACCACTATTCTTAGACAATTACTCTAACGCTTCCATTGAGGAATGTGTTGACGAACTTGGAGTATGGACTCCCTCGTAGCCCCATAAACAGTTTCACCACAAGTCTCGGCCATGCACTTATTTAAATGCGCTACATCCTCGATCGTCACCATTCCCTTTAAATTATTGTAGTCTTCTGAATCGTTAATCATATATGCATGCGTTGGAGATAACGGGTAGTAAAGGTCTAGTTTTTCCGGAGGGCTGTCTGGCAGAGTTTTCTTCAAACAAGAGTGTACGTTAACGACTGGCCTATCACTTGTGATGAAAGGCTTACCTGTCTTATTTTCAATCAAAAAGTGCCGGTCCTTAGGCGTTTCAAGCAAGCCTTTCCCCAAATTTATACCCAGCATAAAACTCACGAACCACCAGTTACGCCTCATCGCGCTCGTGACAAATTCCGGCAAGTTTCTCGACGAAGCGTCGATAGACTTATCTCGGACTGTTTTAGTTCGAATTAGCTGCTGAGCAATATAAAAGCAAAAGTAGCTTCTTTGATGCTGATCAACTAATAAGTCTGTATTACCTCGGCGTAGCTCGCTGATTAACGGCCAAGCTTCTCGCTCAATCTTGCCATGCATGTCTTCCAAAACATTGAATTGGAGAATTTGCGATGCTAGGTCAGTGTCTGCATGATGGTATTTAGACCTGGATTTGAGCACATTTGAGATGGTAATAAAATTTTCGAGGAATCCCATGTGCAAAGATTGAAGATCATCGCTTGCGAGCTTAGAAATTGTACGAATGTATAAAAGATCATCATCATTGAAGGACGTAATCTTGTAAAAGCCTAGTTCTCTAGCCAGCCCTTTTACGCTATCGGTTGCGGGTAGTCCTTTTTTTGTGATGTAATGAATATCGTTCTTATTTGCCCACGCCTTTAGATAACGCGCCCAGACATAATGGTGTTTTCGCTTTACTTCGAGATCCTTAGGTTTCATAGGCATCCACTGAACGGGGTCACGTTCGAAAAAGGGCAGATATAGTAAGGCTGAATGAATTTTACGGTCGAGCCATCGCGCCTGCCAATGGATGGTTTGAATGGCTCAAAGATCCGGACGATCCCAAAAAAGCCGCCCTACTTCATTCGCCTGAAAAACCAGGCACCGATGTTCTTCGGCATCCTGGCCCAGGTGGCACCGAGACTGGAGCCGAACGACCAAGACGGGCATGTCATCGTCACCGCTGCCAGTGACCAGGGCTTGATCGATATCCATGACTGGCAGCCCCTCCGGTGCTGGCCCCCCATTACTGGCCTGGAAATGGCTCGACCCGGCCACGGCTGAAGAGATCGCCAAGACTGCTTGTCGACTGACTAAGGACTTCGAGTGGTTTCGCGTTGGCAGAGAGGTTGGCAATGTCAACCAAGGCCCACAGCTAATCCTTCCGCTGGATAATCTGCCCTGACAAGAAGGCTTTTCGACTCCTAGAGCCGGTGCGCCATAGCTACATTCAATCAACGCCTAGTGGACGTACGGATGACAAACGTGAAAGCCTAGAGACGGCCAAAAACGGCCTCTACAGAGAAAACCCTATGAGCAGAAAAAAACAAGATGTTGAACAACCGGGGATGACCAATGGCCTTAAGGCTCTTGGCCATGTAGCAATTGGAATTCAGTACGATATGGCACTGGCTTTCGCGAAGGCCAATCCTGGCCTATCTACCGAGCAGATCATTCATCTGGCAGCAGTAGGCTCTACGATCCAATTCGATGCAGTGATTGATCAACACTACACCGGGAAAAGCGCACCTGAAATAACGTCAAAGCTCCGTAATGTCCGTCCTGGAAAAGCACGGTGATTTTGAGCGGCACTAGGATGCCGCATAGCCGTAGGTAGAGGGTCTCCGCCCAGCTGAGATCCTCTACCTTGCCAGCTTCAACTACAACAAACTCGTCATCTTGAAAATAAAGACCTTTCTCAGGCCCCTGTGATCTTTGAGATCATGGAGCGTACGCAAGCGCCCTCGCAACGTGCCTTATATAACCCCGATCTGTATCAGACAGCTCCCTGTACCATGTAAGAAGATTCCACTCATCTCGTGTTAGCTCAGAATTTTCGCGGTCGCTCTTCTCCACGCCAATGTTCTTTTTCTCATCCTGATCCAACATGCCCACTACTCCATTAAGTGCATTGCGTGCGCAACGTTACTTAGGCGTGTGGGAAATCAAAACCGAAATCCATCGTAACGAATCGTTTAAATACAACTAGTTATTTCTCAGCGCCGGAAACACCGGGAGCATCAGCCATCGCCCTGATGATTCGATGCACAGCTTTTTGGTCATAGTCAGACAAGGTCCTGAACTGGTGCAGCAGCGTTTCTTCTGCCTCGGTCAAGCCTTCGAGCGCACGTTGCGTTCGCCTTCCAGTCAACACGTACGGAACATCGACACCGGCCTTGAGCACGGCTGTGAGGTAGACGGAATCAGGGTTTCGCTCTCCTTTCTCATAGCTGCCTTGAGTATTGCGGGTGATGCCACCCAGTTGCGCAAAGGCCTCCTGGTTGAGCCCAAGCCGCGTCCGTTCTTCACGCAAGCGTTCACCCACGCCAACGTCCATGTCATTTTCAGATGCACAACTTTTCAAACTTTCACCCTTTACAGGCACAAATCCTTGGGCATAATTGCACCAAATCAACACGGATGCCCACGAATGGACACTATGCCCGCCCCTCTCACACCCGAGCAAGCCCGAGCGGTGCTTGATCGAAAAGGTCTCAGCATTGCGGAGTTCTCTCGTCAGAACGCGCTGAACAGCAACCTGGTCAGCGACCTGCTGAATGGCCGGAAGAAAGGACGCCGCGGCGAAGCCCATCGGGCGGCGGTGTTACTGGGCATCAAGCTCGGCACTGTGTCGGCAACCGTCACTCCATCAGCCCTCGCGCAAGGACGCCGCCGTGAGCACATACAAATTGGTCTGCCCTCATTGCCAATCACGGATGCGCATACGCACCAGTGAAGGCACACATATTTTTCTTCGCATTGCTTACTTGCAGTGCACTAACGAGGCTTGCGGTTGGTCTGTTCGCGCCGAGTTTGAAATGACGCACGAGATGAGCCCGAGTGGGATGGCCAACCCATCGGTCAAGTTGCCGCTGGCAGATATCGCGCTACGTCGTGAGGCGATGACAACGAATGGCGCTCAACTCGAACTGTTACCCCCACTCAAGGATGGAGCGGACTAAATGAACGATACCCAGCCTATTTCGCTTGATTACCGCAGCAGCATGCAACAGGCCGCCCTCGCCTATCTGGCTCGACATCAAGCAGAACATCTAGTCGATGGCGATCAATTGTTCAAAAACTGTGTCCACCATCTGATCGTTGCCCTTGAGGTGCCGTCCGGCATTGCGACGAAATTGGCACAGTTAGCCTGGACCGAGCATCACGCAGCGTCCGGCCTCAACCACTCCACCACGCTTTAACCCTTAATCATTGGCTCAACCCTACTCGACCGTAGGGCTGGGCTTGTATTGCCCATCAGTTGGTGCGACATGGAACAGTCAGAAACGCTACGGGCTGAAGTGCTTCAGCGGCTCAAGAACGATTACGGATTCAAGGCGCGGCTGAGCGATGTCTATTGGCGCGGCGGTAAGTGCCCAGCCTGTGGACAAAAAGAGCTGTATACCCGTGTTTCGAAACCGTGGCTGATCATTTGCGGCCGCAAGAGCAAATGTGCGCAGCGTTGGCACGTTAAGGAGCTGTATGAGGATCTGTTCGATGACTGGAGCCGTCGAGCGCCCTCTTGCGATCAATATCCCATCGCGACGGCTCGAGCTTATCTGGAATTCGCCCGGGGGTTTCGGCTTGAGCTGATTCAGGGTTGGTTCACCCAGGAGTCCTACTATTCCCGCGAGCTGAACGAAGGCAGCACCACGGTCCGCTTCGCCCTGGAAAAAGGGGGGTATTGGGAACGGCTGATCGATCGTCCGCACCGCTTCGGCAAGATGAAAGCTCGGTTCAAACCTGGCGATAGTCCTCGCGGCGTTTGGTGGTGTCCGCCTTGCGTCGAATTGCTGGAGGTCGCCGAACTGTGGATTGTCGAGGGGATCTTCGACGCTATCGCTCTGGTGCATAACGGCATTGCCGCGGTGTCGTCTATGTCATCCAACGCCTTTCCCGAAGAGTCATTGAGAGAGCTGGCACGACTACGCGGCAGCAAAGTGCCCAAGTTGGTTTGGGCGCTGGACAACGAGCCCGGCGCGCACAAGTACACCAAGCAATGGGTGCGGCAAGCCCGTGCCTTGGGCTATGAATGCGAAGCAGCGCAGATCCCTCAGCCTGACAGCCGCAAGGTTGATTGGAATGACCTGCATCAGCGCTGGGCCTTCATTGATGACGGGCCCCAGCGTACCGAACAAATCAAAAAAGACCTGGCTACCGCCCGCTATCATGGCTCGCTTCTGATCGCCGAAAACGCGACCGAGAAAGGCGTGCTGATGTACGAATGGCGCGAGCGCTACGAGTTTCACTTCGCGTTTGAGAGCCGGTTGTACTGGTTCAAGATGGACCTGGAGAAATTCAACAAGGCCATGCAGGCGTTAGAGTCTTCGGAGCGCCATGAAGACCAGTTGCTTAACGATAAACAACGACGTGACAAGGCATTGCGCCAATGCGGTGGGGTTGTCGAAATCGCCAACTGCTATCCCCAGGCGCTGTACTTCCAACACAACGAGGTCACCGACGAGTCCTGGTACTACTTTCGCGTGGACTTCCCTCACGACGGCGGCAGCGTAAAGAACACCTTCACAGGCGGCCAGGTCGCTGCCGCCAGCGAGTTCAAGAAGCGCTTGCTCAGCATGGCTGCCGGCGCGGTGTTCACCGGCAGTGGGAAGCAGCTCGACAAGATCATGAAGGACCAGCTCTATGGGCTTAAAACTGTAGAGACGATCGATTATGTGGGCTACAGCAAGGAGCACGGTGCCTATGTGTTCGGTGATATTGCCGTGCGCAATGGCATCGTCAGCAAGGTCAACAAAGAGGACTTTTTTGAGTTCGACAAGCTGCGGCTCAAGACGCTGCAGAAGTCGATTGCGATGCACATCCAGCGTGATGCCAAGCACTACCGCAACGACTGGTTGCCCATGCTTTGGACATGTTTTGGTGCCAAGGGAATCGTGGCGCTGGCGTTCTGGTTTGGCTCGCTGTTCGCCGAGCAGATTCGCGCACAGTACAAGTCGTTTCCCTTCCTGGAGGTCACGGGCGAGGCCGGTGCCGGTAAAACGACGCTGCTGACTTTTCTTTGGAAGCTCCTGGGCCGAGAACACGAGGGTTTCGATCCGTCGAAATCAACCCGTGCCGGCCGCCAGCGGGCGATGGGCCAAGTCTCCAACATGCCGGTGGTGTTGATCGAGGGCGACCGCAACGAGCCGGATAAGGCACATGCTAAGGGCTTTGACTGGGACGAGCTGAAAGACTTCTTTGGCGGTGGCACCCTCGGCACCCGGGGGATGAAAACCAGTGGTAACGAAACCTACGAGCCACCGTTTCGGGGTGTCGTCGCCATCAGTCAGAACGCCGACGTTAGCGCCTCGGAAGCGATCCTGACTCGGATTATCAAAACCCACTTTACTCGCCCAGTAGTGACCACTGAGAGCCGTGCCGCAGCGGATAACCTGAACCTGATCCCGGTGGAACAACTCAGCCACTTTCTGCTGATGGCCGTGCGAGCTGAAGCCCAGGTCATGACGAAGTTTGCCGAGCGCGTGGCGGTGCATGAGCAATGTCTGCGCCAGCTTAAGGAGATCCGTGTCGAGCGGATCACCAAGAACCACAGCCAGATCATGGCGCTGGTGGACTGCCTTTGTTTGATCTGTCCGCTGGATGAAAACCAGCGTGTCACGACTCATCAAGCCCTGACCGCCATGGCTCTGGAACGTCAGGCGGCGATCAGTGCTGACCACCCTTTGGTTGCCGAATTTTGGGACGTTTACGAGTACCTGGAAAGCCTCGGCGAAGGGCCGCAGGTCAATCACAGCATCGACCCGAAACTCATCGCCATCAACCTCAACGACTTCGCCGAAAAAGCCAGCGATCACCGACAGAACCTCGCGGATCTCAAGACCCTGCGCACGCTGTTGGTCAATAGCCGCAGCCGCAAGCTGCTAGAGGTGAACAAGGCCACCTACAGCGCGGTTCGAGCAGCTCAGGCAGCCAATAACACGATGGCTAAGAAATCCACAACCGTGCGTTGCTGGACCTTCCAGAACGCCTAAGCAGCATCGTTTGTAACCACTACCAGGCGCAACGCCTGGACAACACCAAAGGAGCAACACCATGTCATCAGATCGACTCATAGAAGCGTTTGACGAAATTTTTCGATACGAGAGAGCCCTTCCGGCTATTCGCCTAGCGGGTATTGAGGCGCTACACCGATTGATGCCTGTCGCTCAAGGTCATTCGGGACAGAGTGGCGTCATAGGGCGCTTCTTGCTCGGGCTTTACAACGGCCAGGACTACCCCTTCGACATGACCGAACTGCGTCGGATCGATGCGGTTCTTTTCGATGATTGTATAGCCGTCTTGCGGCTCGATAACACGGCCGAACGAGAGGTGCATCGGTACTTCGAGAACGGCGATGCGATTTGGGAGGAACTGCGGAATCGATGGGCATGAAGACCGGAACGAAGTCGTAGCAATCATCACGCAAGACCAGGCCAAGGCCTGAAAGATGGTGTCGAGGAGCGCCAACTCCTCGACACCGACCACCACTAAGGAGCAGCACCATGCAAGCACGGAACCCAAGCAGCAGTGCCGGGGAGACTAGCACGAGCGCGCTGGAATTTGATGATGACGTTTCCTACGTTGCCCTAACCAAAAGATGCGTCGACTTCAAGGAGTTGGCGCGATGAACAATGGCAAATCCTTTCCTTGGAATCTCGACCTGACGGGGTTCTGCGACCAATGCGGGAAATACCGCGCCCACGGCAACCATTACAAGTGCAGTAAGGCCCGGCAGGCCATTAACGAGCAACGGCGGGCCGAAGAAGCCCTGTCAGGAAAAGCTTCGAGACCCAAAAGAAGTGCCTGCCTGTTCTGGTTACTCCGTCAGGGCTGATCGATAGCGCTCAGTTAGAAAACAACGCAGCACGGAAGGCCAGGGACGGCCTTCCCTCCCGCCGGGCTCTGGTGGGGGCTATTCATACATCGCATGGAGACGCGCATGGCAAATGGCGTAGAGGCTCGTGGAAATTCGGTACGGGTCTATTTTCGTTTCAATGGAGAGTTGTGCCGGGAGCTTGTGCCCGGCGGCAATACAGCGGCAAACCGGAAGCATGCGGCGCGCCTAGTGAACATCATCGAATACGAGATACAGGCCGGTACCTTCGATTACTGTCGGCATTTCCCTAACTCGGCAAGACTGGTCGAGAACACCTTCGGACACTATCTGGACCTGTGGCTAAAAATTAAAGCCAACGGTGTGGCCGCCGCCTCTTACCGAGGATATGCCAATAAGGCAGAAGTCCATGTCCGACCGCGCTGGGGAAAAGTTCAGATTGACCAGATCGACCACTTGGATTTGCAGGAGTGGGTGCAGGATACGCTTTCGACGCGGCTAAAGAACAAAACCATCCGAGACATCATCTGCAATGTGCGGCAGATTTTCAGGCTGTACCGCACTCGTAAAAAGGTTGCTCACGACCCTACAGAGGGGCTATTCGTCCGCCTGCCCGATCCTGAAGCGCCGGACCCGTTCACCAGGGCGGAAATCAAACAGATTCTTGAAACGCCGACCAGCCGTACGCAAGAGCTGTTGATGGTGCAATTCATGATTTGGGCGGGGCCGAGGGTTTCAGAGACTATTGCTTTGGCGTGGGAGGATGTCGATTTGGAGCAAGGGACGGTGACGTTTCGCCGGTCGAAGGTGCGCGGCGCTTATCGGGTGACGAAAACTCGGCGTTCGACGCGGAAGGTACGGTTGCTGGAGCCGGCTTGGGATGCGTTGCGCAAGATCAATGCAATAAATCAGAAGAAGCAGGCGGAGACAGTCGATATCGTTGAACGCGACAACAAGACGGTGCGGCAACATAAATTGCACTTTGTTTTTTTGAATACCAAAAGCGGTTTGCCGCACGTCAGTGATTTCGTAGTGCGGGATCGGTTTTTCAAGGCTCATTTGAATGCGGCCGGGGTTCGGTACCGAGGACCGGGGCAGTGTCGGCATACGTATGCCAGTCAGTTGCTGACTACGGGGGTGGCTTCGATTGATTGGATTGCGGAGCAGATGGGGCACACGAATGGGAATATGATTCGGCAGCACTATGGCACATGGATTAATGAGGATGGGCCGGATGTTATTGGTTTGCTTCAGCACGCACTTGGTTTATAAATACCTTGCACTTTATGGATGGCAAAAAAATGCCCTTACTGCATCGATATGACTCACTGCTGTTAAAAAAGAATGTAGCTCTTGCACAGCCCTATTCTCATCGTATGAGCCAATGCCTAGCGTTGCGACTTAACAATTATTCTTTGCTCAGGCGACTCAACAAATTTTCGGTATTAGATGAGATTGCGCTGCTTGAAAAAACACCGACCAGTAAATTTACTGGCACAAAAAAAGCTGAAAAATTCAGAGGTTCAATTTTGGGGCGCTTCTGGCACAAGCATTATTTCGACGCACAACATCTGCCTCAGAATGTAGTTAACAAATGGTTCGCTGACTACGCAGTAAACCAAGGCTTACTGAAAGACAAGCTACATGAAATTTTGATGATAGATGAAGATGATTCAGACATGGAGAATTATCGACTAACCAAGGCCAATCAAATATCACATGCCATCGTTTATGGCGGAATAGAATCGAGAAAAAAAAGGGGAGCGCTGACAGGCGAATGGTTAATTTACTATATCCATGATGGGCTCAACTACTATTTGGATTTAGCTGACCATAAAGAACTAGACGATCAACAAAAACTCTTTGACCGTTTGAAAGACGAGTGCGCTTGGGAGTTCCCGTTTGCGTTCGAAACTCCCACCGTCGACGATGCGGGATCCCCCATCTAAAGTGTTGCAAGCAAACGGCTGCAAACCTTAATTTTTCGCAGTCAACGCGGTTCGTGCTTAGGGATGGCGGCGATCTCGAAGGTGATACCACGAGCTGTAAATGCCTCTTGAATCCAAACAGTAAACTTAAGCATAAAAGCCATAAACACAATAAGAAATCTTATTCTATTGTCAGCTCCCGCCCAAGAGTGAGTGATACCCACTGAATTACCATACTGATCTTTCCCTCCTGCATACACCGAAAAATCCTCACACCTTAAAGTCTGAGCTGTTGATTCTACGGCGTCAATTTTTTTCTTCAGCGCGTCTACCATGGATCCTTCAAGGGAATATCCCTTTCTATGAGAGAAGCGATTCCTAATCTCGTTGATCTTATCCATAACGGTATAAATATCGGCCGGCATACCAAGATCTTTTGACTTAGTAAGTTTGGTCCTAAAAGGTACAAAACCTTTGTTATACATATATTCATCGCCAGTCAATTTTCTGGACCAGAGATTCAAAAACTCTTCAAGTATCAAATGGCCTCTTAGCACGCAAAGGGCCTCATCGGGGATGTTGATCATTGCGAGAAAATCATTCGGTTCAAATATCCTGCTGAAATCAGCTCCTACCGCAACATAAGTTTCATTAGCGACCATATTCACCTCGAGCCCATTCATCGATCATTTCTGATCGCACAGTAACATTGCTGCGGCATCTTTCGGGTCACCAGATCAACAGCCAGCCAAAAGCCCTCTCCGGGGAAGCTAGCATGACCGAATAAGCGTGCCATGTTCCCATATTGTTCCCATATCGCCCTTTTTCAGACACCAAAAACCACAAACCCCCGACTTTCTCTAGGAAAATCAGGGGTTTGTGTTTGCAGAATGTGGCGGTGAAGGAGAGATTCGAACTCTCGATACAGTTTCCTGTATACACACTTTCCAGGCGTGCTCCTTAAGCCACTCGGACACTTCACCGTATCTCGGCAAACTGTTCAGTCTGTCGAGGCGCGCTAATGTAGTCGAAAGCTTTTCCGATGGCAAAGGTTTTTTTCAGAATTTTCATGTGGTTAAGGTGGTCGGGCAT